GTACTGACCGCCAAGCTGCTCTTCGGCAAGGTGAAAGCTGGCCGCACCAAGCGGGTGGCGGGCGAGGATCTACCGGCTTCGGCCTTCCTGATCGTGGGCGATCCTGAAAGGACCGATACTTGGAACCTCCCCGTGAAGTTCTCGACCGATGCCAAGACCAAGAGCCATATCCGCAACGCTCTGGCCAGGATCAACCAGGTGAAGGGCGTCAGCGACGAGGAGCGGGCCTCGGCGCGGAAGAAGCTGCATGCGCTGGCCAGCAAGCATGGCATAGAGGTAGACGCTGAGAAGGCGCGGTTCGGAAAGATTGCCAGCCATGTGCGCGATCTGCTGCGCACCAAGGTGAACCGCTACCAGCGGGCGCATGGTGACCCTGGCTACCTGCTGACGTTTATCGACTCTGAGCTGGGCAAGCTGAACAAGGGCATGTATGAGGTCAGCTGTCTGGCGCAGCACGTGCAGTGCCTGACCTGTCTTTTCTACCAGGTGGTTTGCGAGCAGCAGTACGAGGGCGACGACAATTCGCCGTTGCCGGGCATGCTGGAATCGAACTTGAACGAGCTTATGGATACGCTTGTCGCCATGGTGGCGGAGGAGGTGAGTGAACAGCGGGATGAGATTGCAGAGCGCAAGGCTGCTCCTGCAGAACTTTGAAGGAGGGTAACAGTGGCAAAGAATAATCAGAACGAGGCGCTGGCCAAGGGGCTGGGTCCTCACTTCACGAAGGCGGCGGAGCACCACATGAGCATGCACAAAGCTCATTCGGAGCACTCTGCTTTTTTGAAGGGCATGCACGAAGGGCTGTCGGACGAGGATCTGCACAAGGCTGCTTACGGCAAGGGTGCTGACCACCATGCCGCGCTGGCTGCGCTGCACAAGGCGCATGCTGAGCACCTGCAGCAGATCGCGCAGGACAGCGACGATGACGGCAAGGCTGCACTGGCTGGTGGCCTGGCCAAGACCGAAACGACTTTGGACAATAAGCCTGCCGAAGAGACGGTGCCGCCGACCGATGTGCCGGTGCCGAACATGGGGGCATTCATGGCCAAGAGCATTGGCGAGGCCATGGAGAGCATGGGCAAGACAGACGACTTCAAGAAGCTGATCACCAACTACGTTATGGAAGCGGCCAAGGAAGCGCTTGGCAAGCAGATCGTTCCTACCACCGTCAAGGCTGTTGGCACGCTTGGCGACCCGGAGAAGCAGGTGAACAAGATCGTGCTGCGGCCTGGGCAGGAGCTGCCTGAGCTGCCGGAGCTGGACAAGGCTGAGATGCCGTCGGAGTTGGTTGGGTTCTAACAGGTTTTTCTTTTCGCTTTGGCTTGAGCGGAAACGAACAGCAGCAAGGAGGAGCGAAAGAAGAACATGAAGATTAGCCAAGCAGAATACGAACGGGGCGTAACCTACTCCCGAAACCTCATGGCCAAGGCGCTCAGTGCGGACAAGTCTACGACCGCATTGATGAAGTCGGCCTACCCGAAAGCACTGGGCGGGCAGATCGAGCCGAAGGAATGGTCGCTCGACCATCCATTGGTGCGCAAGGCTGGCCGCGCATACATGAAGTTGATGTACCAGGTGATGCAGAAAGCCGGTGTCAATACCAACCTGGGGTTCAACTTCTTTGATCTGCGCGGTCCCGCGTATTTCATCTTCCCGCTGCTGACTCCGTTCATTCAGGAGATCGGCAAGCAGGGTGCGGTCAATGCAGGCGTCGGCACGCTGGCGCATTGGAAGGCCACGCGCAACCCTAATTCCACCGGCGTGTACGGCGGCGTTTCAGAAGGCCACCGCAACGCTACGGCAACTCCGGACGAGATCGATTATTATGCGATCTACAAGGAGCTCGGGCAGGAAGGTGCCGAGACCTTCACGGCGCAGTGGGCTGGTGAAGGATACACGGACAACCAGGCCGACGAGCATTTCCGCAACCTGGCGCGGGTGCGCCTCTCGGAAGAGATGATGACCATTGGCGGCAATAGCGGCACCGGCACGCCGCTGAATACCGGCAACCTGAGCAACCTGGGCTTCAATCTGGGCATGCCGGTTACTCCGACCGGCACGCTGGGCGCCGCCGTTACTGCTGGGCTGCCCAGCGGCATTACTGTTGGCGCGGCCGTCGTGGCGCTTACCTGGCAGGGCTTCGGCGCTGGCGGGCAGGCCGGGTATGGGCCGCCGCCCTCGGTGGCCAATGGCCTGCAGACCAATTACATCCGGACCAATGCCGACGGCAGCACCGACAACGTTACCTGCGGCTGCTCGATCATCAGCAACGTCTCGGCTACCGTAACCACCAATACGGCGAACCAGGCGGTGGGCTTCTCGACCACCGCGATCAAGGGCGCCGTAGCCTACGCCTGGTACGTGGCGGCCAACGTCACGGCCAACCTGGGCAACGCCCAGCTGTACGCGATCACCAGCTACCCGGGCGTCACAGTTACCGGATTTCCGGCTGCGGGCGCCCAGCGGGGCAATGCTGCCGGGCTTTCCGTGGACAATTCGGCCAATACGCTCGATTACGACGGACTGGCCACCTTCAGCTTCGTCAACGGCCTCTGGACCGACATGAACAACGCCAGCTTCACACCGGCTGGCAACGGGCAGGTGCTGGAGCTGGAGAGTGATCTGGCGCAGCTGTTCACCAAGTACCAGGCGCAGGTCGACGCGATCTGGTGCTCGGTGGACGTGAAAGAAGCCTTGGAGGCGGCGATCATCTTCTCGAAGACCGGCACCAACAGCTACATCTTCACCTATGACCGCGCCGGGCAGAATGCTGGCCTGATGGGCGGCTTCGTCATCGACAGCTATAAGTCGAAGTACTCGATCAACCCCGAGGGCGGGAATGCCATACCGATCCGGCTGCACCCCATGTTCCCTCCGGGCACCATGCTCTACGACATCAAGCAGAACCCCTATCCGCACTCGCGCATTCCTGCCAGCAGGCAGTTTTTGGTGCAGCGCGACTACTACGCGATCGAGTGGCCAGTCACCACGCGGCAGTGGACATTCGGCACCTACATCCATCAGGTGCTGGCGCACTACGTGCCGTGGATTACTGCCATCCGCACCGGCATCGGGCCGTTTGTGGCACCTTGCTGGATCGCTGCTGCGGTATTCGAGGAGGACTTCTTCACCGGTCCTCGCGTCAACATGGTTCGCAGCTGGCTGGTCAACGACTGGGAGAAGTCCGGCCCGGTCGCCAAGCTGGTCATGAACCTGTACCGCCGCTACGGCCAGCGGGCCGCTGCGGTCATCGGCAAGAACCGCGCACTCAAGTTCGCGTTCCGTAAGTTGTTCGACCGCGTGCTTGCAAAGGCACAGGCGGGCAGCTAACCAGGAGCCGGGCACGTCCGGCCAGACGGGCGTGCCCGGGCAATTCCCGGGAGAAGAACAATGACAGCCAGAGAAAAAGAGCACCACGAAACCATTCATACACCTGCGCATCATGAAGAGCTGGTGCGTCACCATGAAGAGCCGAAGGCGGCGGAGCACGAGGTGCCGAAGCCGAAAGCAGCCGCAGCGCCCGCGCCTGCTGTCGCAGTGGCACCAGCACCGGCAGCTTCCCGGCCCAGCTCGCCAGGGACATCCGGTCAGTCCTCGCAGCTGGCTACGCTGCAGGCCGCCGTAACCACGGCGCAGACCACCTATGCCAATGCTGTTACCAGCATGCAGACCGCGCAGGCGGCGCTGATCGCTGCCGAGCGTGCGCTGCAGAGCTACCGGTCCTTCTACTTCGGCAACCGAGGCGCGAAGCCCGGCGAGGTCGATACGACGGCGGGAGTGGCATGAGCGCACCGACACAGCTCAACATACTGCTGACGGACGGCACGACGACTATCGTCGTGCCGATCCAGTCGGCCTTCGCTACGGCTCAGCCCGGCATCAGCGCTCCCGATACAGTGCTTGGGAGTATCTTCAAGCGTGGGTACTTCTGGAACCAGGCCGGGACTACGGCATACCCAACGACGCAGATCAAGAGCATTACGTACCAGTAAGGAGCGCGATGAAGATCGCCCTGTTCTATCCGATGAATGTCATGGCCAGCTGGTATGCCCTCGGCGGCTACAGTGCGGCGCTCGAGCGCCTGGGGCACACCGTGCTCGACTGTCCGTTCCCTGGCAACCAGGTGGCGGGCGTGGAGCTGTTGCGGCAAGTAATGCCCAGCATGGATGATCTGGCTGGCTGTGACGTTGTACTGAGCATGTTCCACGAATACACGCAGCCCTGGCTGGCGGCTCTGTACGGCGAAGAAGCCTGGTTGGCGCTTATGGAGAAGGTGCCGGTGGTGGGGCGGTTCGATGAGTCGATGGACCGGGCCGATCTGAACCTGCCGCACCGCGTGCCGGACCTGTTGCGCTGGTGTACGCTCAGCAGCTTTCCGGCGAAGCAGGACGCTATTAGGTGGGCCGGGCAATGGCTGCCCTTCGGCGCCGACGTTGAGATGTTCAAGCCGGTGGACGAAGAAGGCGCCGCGAGCCCGAAGATGTACGAACTGGCGTTCGTCGGCTCGCTCTATCCCATGCGTTTGAAGTACGGGCAGGCGCTCCAGCGCGAACTGCCGCAGGGTCTCTTCCTGCGCACCGGCCAGGTGATCGTCAGCGACCTGGGCGGGCCGCTGAAGCTGGCCAGCACCAGCCTGCTGGCCGAGAACTACCGGCGTGTGAAGGTATTCTTCTGCCTGCCGCCTATGTCGCGCCTGCTGGTCTGCAAGGTATTCGAGGTACTGGCCTGCGGCAGTTTCCTCATGTATCCGGAGCTGCCGGGCGACGCGGCTGGCAATATGAGCTGCTTCGAGGACGGCAAGCACCTGGTGTACTACAAGGGCGGGCATGTCAAGAAGAACGTGAAGCAGATCCTGCACTACCTCGAGCATGAGGACGAGCGCGAGGCCATTGCCGCCCGGGGCTGCCAGCTGGTGCGCGAGAAGTACACGCTGGATAGTATGCTGCAGCAGCTGCTCATGCTGGCTCAGAATCCGTTTCACGACAGGTATATGGAGGTAGGCGCGACGTGATCTCGATCCTAACACCGACTCGCAACAGGCCGAATGAGCTGCGCCGCATGGTGCGCAGCGTATTCGATACCGCAGAGGACGCTAATGGCGTGGAGATCTGCTTTTATGTAGACCAGGACGATGAGCTGAGCATTCCTGAGATCAACAGGCTGATCGACGAAGGCTACTTCGTCGGCTGGCGAGTGGGGCCGCGCATGGTGCTGACCCGGTGCTGGAACGAGCTGCTGCAGGATGCCAGGGGCGAGCTGGTTATGCAGGGCAATGACGACGTGGTATTCCGTACGCAAGGCTGGGACCGTATGGTACAGGGAGCGTTCGATGCGTCTCTCGACAAGATTATATTCGTCCATGGTTCGGACCAGGGCATGCACTACGAGCGCTTCGGGGCTCATGGGGTCGTGCATAAGCGCTGGGTGGACGCGTGCGGCTTCTTTATCCCGCCGTACTTCTCTAGCGACTTCGGCGACAAGTGGCTCAACGATCTGGCCAACGAGCTCGGGCGTCGCGTGTATCTTCCGTTTGTGGTTGAGCACATGCACTTTATGTTCAAGAAAGCAGAGATAGATCGAACTACGGCGGAGCGCCTCGCCCGGCACAAGCGGGACAACCCGGAGCTGCTGTATTACCAGAAGCTGCACGAGCGCCAGGCGAATATCCACTCGCTGCGCAAGGTCATGCAGTACACGCCGGAAGAGTCGGCCAAGCGCTCGCGGGGCATTCTGTACTGCAAGCGCTGCGGCAGCAATCTGGTCCAAGCCGTGGCCAATATGGTGCGGTGCCAGCAGTGCGGCTTTCAGATGGAGGGGCTGCGGTGAATGCGGTGATCCAGCAGATCGAAGAGTATTGGGACCGGCGCCCGTGCAACGTGCGCCACGGCGAGGCGCTGATCGGCTCGTTCGAGTGGTCGCAGCAGGTCAGCGAGCGCAAGTACCGGGTGGAGCCGCATATTCGCCGCTTCGCCAGCTTCCCGCGCTGGCATGGCAAGGATGTGCTCGAGATCGGCTGCGGTATTGGCACTGATACGCTGGAATTCTTGGCGGCGGGCGCCCATGTCGATGCTGTGGATCTTTCCAACGAAAGCCTGGACCTAGCGCGGGCCAGGACTCAGATGGAGGGCTACGGCTCCGAAGTGGTCAGGTTCTTCCACGCCAATGCCGAGACCTATCTGCCGGGCGGGTCGAACTGGTACGACCTGGTGTATTCCTTCGGCGTGCTGCACCATACGCCTGAGCCGGGCGCGGTGCTCGTCAATGCCCGCAAGCGGCTGAAGATGGACGGCGAGCTGCGCCTGATGCTCTACGCCACCTGGTCGCTGAAGTTCTTGCTGCGAGAGCAGCCGGAAGCGCAGGCCGGTTGCCCTGTGGTCCGGACCTACTCGGCAGAGGAAGCGGCCCTGCTGCTGAGTAGGTCTGGTTTCATTGTCGAGCGCATAACCAAGACCCATATATTCCCCTGGCGGGTTGCCGACTACGTTGAGCACCGCTACGTGAAGCGGTTGCCGTACCGCTACATCTCCGACCGGGCCTTCCACTGGCTCGAGGGCCAGCTGGGCCACCACCTGCTGATCGTGGCAAGGAGGGCTTTCTGAGCGAACTGCGCAGCATCGCCGTCTGCGGCCTGGGCAAGCTGGGCGCTTGCATCGCCGTGGCCTTTGCTGCGGCTAGGGTGCCGGTGATCGGTGTGGATATCGACGAGAATAAGGTGCGGCGGCTGGCAGCTTGGCGGGCGCCGGTCAAGGAGCCGGAGCTTGATGAATACCTCGAGCTTCCTGAGACCAGGCAGAATTTGACCGTTACAAACTCATTCGAGGATGCGGTTCGTCGTTCCGAGGCCTGCCTTTTTGTTACGCCCACGCCTTCGCTTCTGGATGGCAGCGGCAGCTTCGACCATACGCTGCTGCTGGCTGCCATTCATAGCGCGGCGCAGCAGGCACGCGATCAGAAGAAGCGGCGCTATGCATTCGTGGTCAATTCCACGGTGATGCCGGGCTTCCTGGCTGGCAAGGTGGCACCCATGCTGCGTCGCTACCTGAACGGACTGGGCTTCGGGCTGGCCTACAAGCCGGAGTTCATCGCGCTGGGCACGGTGATTCAGGATTTGCTGTATCCAGATCTGCTGCTGATTGGCGAGGACTCGGAAGAGACCGGCTACAAGGTCGAGCGGTTGTATCGCGAGCTGGTGCTGCACGACTGTCAGGCGCGGCGCATGCCGCTGGTGGATGCGGAGCTGGCCAAGATCAGTTTGAATTGCGCGGTGACCATGAAGATCAGCTTTGCCAACCAGGTGGGGCAGGTCGCCAAGCGGCTGGGTGCAGATCCCAGGCGCGTGCTGGGAGCGGTGGGCCTGGACCGTCGCGTAGGGCACGCGGCGCTGCGTCCAGGCCTGCCGTTTGGCGGGCCTTGCTTTCCACGCGACAACCGCATGTTCGTGCATGTAGCTGAGTCGGTCGGCGAGCAGCCCTATCTCTCGCGGGCCACGGACGATACGAACAACAGACTGAAGTGGAACATACTCGACGAGATACCGGAAGAGGGCAGCGTGGGCATCCTGGGGCTGGCTTACAAGCCGGGCAGCGCTATTACCGACGATGCGCTGGGCTGGTGGCTGGCTTGCGTGCTCTGGTCGCGCCAGCGGCGGGTGCTTACGCACGACCCCATGGTCAAGCATTCGCACCAGCTGGCCGAGGTGCTGGGCTGCAAGACGGTAGTGATCTGCTGCCAGTGCCAGGAGTATGCAGAGATCTCGGTGCCGGAAGAGACCTTGGTGATTGACCCTGCGGGCATGGCCAAGGTGGTGCGGTACAAGGAGGAGGCGGTGGCGCAATGAGCCTGACCGGGAAGAGCCTTGCCGTGATGGCGCCCATGTACGGTGGGATGTGCATGAACAACTTTTTCAATGCCGCTATCTCGCTGAAGGAGCTGCTGCTGAAGAAGGAAGTGCAGCACTCGTTCTTGAGCGTGTCGAATGAGTCGCTGGTCACTCGTGCGCGAAACAAACTGGTCGACCTGTACTTGAAGAATACGGAGCATACGCACGCGGTATTCATCGACGCCGACATTGGGTTCGATCCGCACGATATCCTGCGGCTGCTGGACCTGGACCTGGACATTGTCGGGGCGCCCTGCTCGCAGAAGACCATTCGCTGGGACCGCGTCCAGAAGGCCATTGCCAAGGGCAGGCGCTACCAGCCCGAAGAGCTTTCGCTGATCGGCGGGCAGTTCGTTTTCAATCCCGAGCACTTCAACGGCAAGCGTGAGATGCAGATTGGCGAGCCCAATGAGATGAAGCATATCGGTACGGGCATCATGATGGTCCGGCGCAATGTCTTCGAGCGCTTCGAGGAAGAGTATCCCGACCGCTGGTACGAAAGCCGAGGGTCGGATCCGGCTGACCTGCCCGGGCCGATCCATGAGTTCTTCAAGAGCGCCGTGAATGCCGAGACCAGATACTACGACTCTGAGGACTACTGGTTCTGCAACGACTGCAAGGCCATGGGCTTCAAGGTATGGATCTGCCCGTGGATGGTCACCACGCATATGGGCACGTACGCTTTCACGGCGAATATACCGGCGTGCACGGCGCTGACCGGGGAGATATGATCTTGTAGGGCTGCGCTCCCCATAAGCCAGGGAACGCAGCGCGACAGGGAAAGGTGGCTGTGCTGAAGCGCTCGGCGCGGCCACCTCCAAAAAGAGAGGCGGAGCAATGGAAGACAGCTTTAAGCATTCCGAGTCAATAGGCGCCCATACGAAGAAGCTGCGGCGGGCCGAAGACAGCTTCGCCGTCTACTCAGATATCGAGGTGATCGTCCGCGACCATGCCGGGCGCATCAAGCACCATTCCTGGACCCACAATATCCGCACCAATGTAGGCATCGACTTCTGGAATACCCAGCTCTTCGCTACCGGCGCCGCAGGCAGCCAGGCCAACTGGATGGGCATCACGACCGACAATACCACGCCGGTGGCCACCGATACTTCGCTGGCCAGCGAGGAAACCGCCAACGGGCTGGCCAGGGCGCAGGCTACGGTGACCCATACCAGCGGCCAGACCTCGACCGTGCTTTCGCATACCTGGACCTATTCGGGCAGCGTCACCAAGGTCATAGCGAAGGCCGCGCTCTTCACGGCTGCCGGGCCGCCCGTAGCAGGGTCGATGTGCCTGGAATCGCTTTTGAGTTCCACGGCTACCGTGAACAGCAATGGCGACCAGGTGACGATTAACTGGACGGTGAACTACTAGGCCATGCCGACGCATGTAACAGTAACGGCTACCGATACGCTGACGTTCGGGGACGTCGCTTTCGGTGGGGCGCCGGGGGCGCTGCAAACGCCTCCGGTATTTCCGCTGGGGATTGCTTCGACCAGGGACCTGCTGAACTGGACGAACTCTTTTCCTTCGCAGCCGGTGTCCAACCTCAGCCTGGACGTGAATGCCACGCAGTCCAGCATTCTGCTGACCGCTGGGAATGGCGCAGTATTTCCGACGGAGTACTTCGAGGTGAGTATTGACGACGAGATCATCTTTGTTACCTCGCGCAGCACCGATACCCTGAATGGGTGCGTGCGCGGCGCGGAAGGATCGACCGCAGGGCTGCATTTTACCGGGGCCACGGTACAGCTGCTGGTGACGGCCAAGAGCCACAACCAGTTGGTCTCGGAAGTAATAGCGATCGAGCAGGTATTGGGGAAGGGTGGAGTTAACGTTTCCAGGGTGACGGTGAACGGTGCCTAGTCAGAATGCAGCTTCGGTCAACGGGTTCGCAGCCAACGCTGCGAAGCCGAATAAGAAGAAGCAGGTGATCTCATCTGCTGCGGACTCTGTCTCTTTCTCGGATAGTGTGGCCAGGCGCTCTGCGCACTCCAGGACATCGGCAGACTCCGTCTCTTTTTCGGATAGCGTCGTCCGCCATTCTCTCGCTGGCAGGAGCCTCGCTGACGCACTCTCGTTCAGCGAGCAGACGGCGCGTCGCGTGGTCCTGGGCCGCTCGCAGGTGGACAGCCTGACGTTCAGAGAATCGTTCACGGCGGTCCAGCTGCGGTCGGTTCAGGACACCATGAGCTTCTCGGAAAGCATCTCGCGTACGGTACAGCTGGGGCGCGGCGCCACGGATGCGGTGGTCTTTGCCGAGGGCGTGGGCACGCCACCGCATTCGACCGTGCGCCTCATACTGGACACGGAGCAGTTCTCGGAATCCATTTCCACCAACCTGGCGGCGGCGCCGCGCACCGCGCAGGACAGCTTCGCCTTCTCGGACCGGGCCAACCCGCTGGTAGCTGTGGTGACGCTGGCGGCGGACAGCTTCCCTACCACCGAGACCCTGCAGTTCTTCACCAGCGCGGTGCGGCAGCTGGTCGAGGATCTGCAGTTCTCGGAATTCGCGGTAGTGGCCAGCACGCTGGTGCAGAATATTATTGACTCTTTCCCGTATTCCGAAGACCTGGAAAGCTTCGTCACGCTGCACAATCCACTCTCGACCAACGTACAGTTTGCCGAGGCCGTGGGTACCTTCAAGGATCCGGCCACGGTGGTGGTAGACCTGCTGCGGCTGGAGACCGAGGAGGAGGGCTTCTCGGAAACGATCGTCGTCAATGTAAGCAGCGCGGCCAAGACTATTGTCGATTCGTTCAGCTTCAGCGACAGCGCGGTAGGCTTCATTGGCAGCACCACCAAGGGCGCCTTGGGCCAGGCCATCTTCACTACGGTCAGCGGCGGCGGCACGGTCAAGTATGCCAGCGGCGGCGCAGCCGTGATCATCAAGGGCGGCGGCGGCACGGTCAGCCCGAATACCGGCGAGGCTGAGGTCGATCATGCCACGGGCCAGGGGAAGGTGAACTGATGAATTCGCTGACCTTTCCGGCGCTGACCAGCTTCCAGCTGAACTGGACACTGACCGACTCCCAGCAGCCGCCGCAGCCGATCAACGGCGCGACCATGCAGGCGACGTTGTACGCTGGGCGCTCGATCCGCAACCCCGATCAGATCCCTGGCACGCCGGTCCAGCCCATCGTAGGACTGGTATTGCCGTACATCTCTGCAGGGCTGTATGGGACGACCGTGCCAGGGACGCTTGATCCGCCGCTGAATGGCGTGGGGTATGTGCTGGTCATAGACGCGCAGCTGGGCGGCCTGCAGATCTACCACAAGGAACAGCCTGTGGTGATCGAGACGGCTGGCGACAATATAGACCTAACCACGGTAGACGCGGTGAAGAACCGCGCCGTGGTCACTGGGTCCAGTGACGACGCCGAGATCCAGGCGGCGATCACCAGCTTCTCGCAGTGGCTGCTGGAATATACCGGGCAGGGCACGCTCAATTCGATCCAGCAGTACGATGAGACGTACGACGGGAACGGAAACAATCGAATGATGCTGAGGACCTGGCCGATACAGAGCCTGGTCTCGGTCACCGTAGGCGGGGCGCCCATCCCCATACTGACCACGCCCAGCAACGGGAACTGGGGCGTGTACGTGGCGCCCAGCCAGCGCTGGATCACCATGCGCGGCGGCGTGGGCGGGATGTCCAATTTCCCCTACTCGCGCTATATGTTCGCCTGGGGCGGGCGGCAGCGCGGGCCTTGCTTCTCGCTGGGCATAGGCAATGTCGAGATCGTCTATAACGCTGGCTATCCGGATACGCCACCGGACATCGAGTACGCGGTCCGTTGCGTGGTGGCGCTGAATTACAAGCGCAAGGGCTGGCAGGACATGCAGTCGAAAGGCATCAGCAATACGGGTGGTTCGTCCAGTACCACGCGCTACCAGGATTGGGCGTGGCCGCCAGAGTACGACAAGGTATTCGAGCAGCATAAGAGGATGGCGCAGATCCTATGATCAAGCTCTCGATCAAAACCAACAGCGAGCAGGTCAAGGCTGCTATCGAAGGCAAGCGGGCTGCCGTACGGGCCGGGCTTTCGGCAGAGATGGACCGTCTTATGTTGGAGCTGCTGCGCAAGGTGCAGGCCAAGCTCAGCGGCGAGGTGCTGCAGCAGCGCAGCAGCCAGCTACTGAATTCGGCCCGCAAGGAGCCTACACGAGTCGAAGCCGGGAAGCTGGTTGGCAAGGTGCAGGTCGGCGGCGGGCTGGCCTCGGTGTACCCGGCGGTCCAGGAGTATGGTGGCGTGAAGGATCCATACGACATCTACCCGGTGAATAAGAAAGCGCTGGCCTTCTTCCCTAGCACCTCGCTGGGCGCCACCTCGCTACGCATCCAGGGGCGGGCGCTGCGCTTCAAGCTGGGCAAGCGGCGCGGCTCGCTGCGGCCCACCAAGTACGGGGAGTTCGCCGAACTGGGCGGGGTGGTCGTGAAGCATGTCTCACATCCCAAGCTGCCGGAAAGGTCGTACATGCGCAGCTCGATGAGAGAGATGCGCGACACGATCATCGAGCGCCTGCGGGCCAGGCTGCAGAAGGAGCTTGCCTGATGGCGGCGCCTGCTCCGGTTTCGTTCTTCGACCCCGGCTACCTGGAGGCCTGCTATGCGGCATTGTTCGCTCAGCTGCAGCAGGCTACCTTCGCGGGCGGCGCCACGCTGCAGCAGGCGGCCAGGGTCATGGATGCGCCGGACGATGTGCCGGTGGGCAGCCAGCCTGCAATGTTCCTGGTGCCTGGGCCGATCCATACTGAGGAGAAGTGGTTCGCCCTCGGGCGCTGGACGTTCACGGCGATCATTCTCGTTTACCTGCGTGCGGACGGCACCATACCGCCGTCGACCTCACCACAGACCGTGGGCTTCAACGTAGTCTGGGGGCTGGTCGGCGCTCTCTACCAGGGTGCGCAGCCGCCGTACAGTAAGCAGACACTAGGAGGCTTGGTTTATCACACTTGGATTGAAGGTACGGTCATCGTAAATACAGCCAGTGATCAGATCGTCGTTACCATTCCCGTGTACATGCTGGCCGGTGACGTGCCGGGCATGTAAGGCCTTCCTTGGCTTGGGAAGGGACCGGAATGGAGGAGGAAGATAGATGAACATTCAATTCGGCTCCGGCGTGCTTTTTGCAAAGCCATCAGCCGGTAACCTGCCCTTGTTGCCCACGCCGCTGAAGTTCGGCGTGCTGCAGGAGGCTAACGTAGACTTCAAGGGCGATCTGAAGAAGCTCTTTGGCCAGTACCAGTTCCCTGTCGCCACGGCACGCGGCAAGCTGGAGTGCAATATTAAAGGCAAGCTGGCCGTATTCGATATCCGCCTGCTCAACCAGCTGTACTTCGCGCAGATCGAGACGCCGGGCAGCTACAACCTGATCGCGGACGGCGAGCCTCATACGGTGAGCGCCGCAGCAGCTACCGTGCTCAACGTTCCGATCGTGGAAGACTGGGGCGTGCAGGACAGCATCTCGGGCCAGAGCTTCGAGTACAACTCGAATACGGCGGGCCTGGTCACCGGCCAGTACTCGGTGAATACTACCTCGGGCGTGTATTCCTTCGCCTCGGGCGACAATGGCCGCACGGTGAAGATCTCTTACACCTATTCGACCAACTCGAATTCCGCAACCACCATCGTGCTGGCCAACCAGCTGATGGGCTACGCGCCGGAGCTGACCATGCTCCTGTACAACCATTTCCGCAATAAGTACCTGGCGATCGAATTGAATGACGTTACTCTCGGGTCGATCGCCATACC